TGCACTTGAAGATATGGGTCGTAAATATTGGAAAAAGCGTAGTTATATTTTCCAAGGATTTGTTGCAGAAGATGGTTTGAAGGAAGAAACCAAACCTGAAAATCCAATTCGCCGTTTTATTATCGGTCCTCAGATTTTCCAACTAATTCGTAGTGCGTTGGTTGATCCAGAGTTGGAAGATTTGCCAACTGATTACGTACATGGTTTAGACTTCCGTATGAAAAAAGGAAGCAAAGGCGGTTATGCAGACTATTCAACATCGAGCTGGGCACGTCGTGAACGTCCTTTGAGCGATGAAGAACAAGATGCAATTAAAAATCATGGCTTGTACAACTTGTCAGATTTCTTGCCTAAAAAGCCAACTGAAATTGAATTGAAAGTCATGAAAGAAATGTTTGAAGCGTCAGTTGACGGCGAAGCATTTGACATGGAACGTTGGGGTCAATATTTTAAACCAGCAGGCATGGGCCAAAACACTGGTGATCCTAACAAAGCATCTACTCCTAAAGCATCTGCATCAGCAGAAGACAGTTACGATGATGAACCTGCTCCTGTTGCTACAACAAAAGCAGCTCCTGCTCCAAAAGCAGAAGAATCATCAGGCGATTCACGTGCTCAAGACATCTTGGCAATGATTCGCAATCGTCAAAAGCAATAAACAAGGCTTGGGCCAATGTGACTTAGTCATACGCCCAAGTTCTCACACCTATTAGGAGAATAAAATGGCAAAATTAACTAAATTAGCAAAAGTCAACGAGTCAATTACAATTAATCGTTATGACAACGGTTGGATGGTAGAAATTGGCGGTCGTGACAAAAAAGAAGAATGGAAAAACACTAAGACTATGTGCAATACAGAAGAGGACGTTATTGCAGTAATCAAAGAGTGGAATTCAATGGAGTTAGATCAATAATGGCCACAAAAGCATTCGATTTATCTAAATTTAGAAAAACCCTAACCAAGTCTATCGACGGACTCGGTGTTGGGTTTAATGATCCTACTGATTGGATCAGCACAGGCAATTACACACTAAACTATCTCATCAGCGGTGACTTCCACAAAGGTGTTCCTCTTGGAAAAGTTACTGTGTTTGCTGGAGAAAGCGGCGCTGGCAAAAGTTTTATTTGTAGCGGCAATCTAGTACGTAATGCACAACAACAAGGTATCTATGTTATTCTTATTGACACAGAAAATGCATTGGATAAAGATTGGTTAGAAGCATTAGGTGTTGACACTAGCGAAGAAAAATTGCTAAAACTCAACATGGCCATGATCGATGATGTTGCTAAAACAATCAACGAGTTCATGAAAGAATACAAGGAAATGACTGACCGTCCAAAGGTCCTCTTTGTCATAGACAGCCTTGGCATGATGCTTACACCAACTGACGTTAATCAATTTGAAGCAGGAGATCTTAAAGGTGACATGGGTAGAAAGCCAAAAGCACTTACGGCTCTTGTTCGTAACTGTGTTAATATGTTTGGTAGTTACAATGTCGGTCTTGTGGCTACAAATCACACATACGCTAGCCAAGATATGTTCGACCCAGATGATAAAATCTCAGGCGGACAAGGCTTCATTTACGCAAGTTCTATCGTGGTTGCCATGAAAAAACTAAAACTTAAAGAAGATGAAGATGGTAACAAGACTAGCGAAGTAAATGGTATTCGTGCAGCATGTAAAATCATGAAAACTCGTTATGCAAAGCCTTTTGAGTCAGTACAGATTAAAATTCCTTATGAAACAGGGATGAACCCGTACTCAGGCATGGTTGATCTTTGTGAGAAGGAAGGTTTACTTAAACAAGAAGGCAATAGACTCAAATGGGTTGATCCAGAAACAGGCGAGGAATTCAAATTCTACCGAAAAGAATGGAAAGATGATAAATTAGATATGATAATGGAAAAATTCCATATCAAAACTGTTAATAACGTTTCTGTTCCTGAGGAGAATCCTGAAAATGTTGAATGAAACACAAATTGGTGATATCTGGTTGCTGTTTGCAGACTATATTGATAAAAAACAATTAGAACTTGTTGCTGAGAGGTATGTAGACCTTCTAGCTGATCACGGAGTTAGCGACAAAGTGTTGCAAAATGCAACTGGAGTTGATGAAACCCTAGATTCAGCTATCGACTACTATCTTGACGAAGAAGTTGAAGATGATGACGACTATAAGGAACTAGATTTTTAATGTGGTACGCTAAAATTGCAAAAGATATTTCTTATATCCCAGATGCTGTTGAATATTTTAACGGAGAACTTGACGAAGCACGTAAAGAGTGTCGAATCACAGGAAATGTTGAAAAAGCAGCAGCATCTATGCCAGGAATAGTTGAACAACGATTTAGTCAACTACAAGAAATTGAAGCAATTTTAGAATATCTAAACATTGAACTTCGCCGACTTAAGAGTAGTCATTTTCGAAAATATTTAGAAAATTATCAGCGAGCACTTAGTAGCAGAGATTGCGAAAAATTTGTCGAAGGTGAGGCAGATGTAGTTGATTTTGAAAAAATTATCAACGAATTTGCCTTACTGAGAAATAAATGGCTTGGCATTACTAAAGCATTGGATCAAAAACAATGGCAACTTACAAATATTGTAAAATTACGTGTTGCCGGCATGGAAGATGCTAGTTTATGAAAATAGTTCTTGTAACGGGCGGTTTTGACCCATTACATAGCGGACATATTGAGTATTTTAAAGCCGCAAAAAATCTTGGGGACAAATTAATTGTTGGACTTAATAGCGATGCATGGCTAAGTCGCAAAAAAGGTCGTGCATTTATGCCCTGTCACGAACGTGTTGCCATTATTGAAAATTTAAGAATGGTTGACGGGATAATTTTATTTAACGATGACGATAATTCTGCAATTGAAGCTATAAAAAATGTTCAACAACTTTTTCCAAAAGATCAAATCATTTTTGCTAACGGTGGCGATAGGACGGCAGAAAATATACCTGAAGCAGTTATACCAGATGTAATTTTTAAATTTGGTGTAGGCGGAGAAAACAAAAAGAACTCATCAAGTTGGATTTTAGAAGAATGGAAAGCTCCTAAAACAGAACGACCATGGGGCTATTACAGAGTTTTACATGAAGTTTCCGGAACAAAAGTTAAGGAGTTAACAATTAACCCCGGACAAAGCCTTAGTATGCAACGACATTTTAAAAGAAGTGAGTATTGGTTAGTATCGCATGGTATGTGCCAAGTAGTTAGCGACAGCGGACCGGTTACTTTAATGAATGAACATTGCCATACATTCATTCCACAAGGTAATTGGCACAAGTTATCTAACCCGTACGAAATTCCATGCCGAATTGTTGAAATACAATTTGGGACCGAATGTACAGAAGACGACATTGAACGCAAAGACTGATTTGTCCAAAAGGTCAACCATAGGTCTTAAATAATATTGAGGCCTATTTTTTTCTATAAGGTATTGACTTGTGTTAACAACTTGTGTATAGTATAATTATGACAACAGTAGACAAAATACTCTTACAAATTATCAATGGCCCTGAAGAAAATATCAGAGTAATTAAATCTCGCGACATGAAAGTGATGAAAAGTTTAGGCAAAATAATTTTGTCTCCAAATTTTATCACAGAAAATCAAGGAAGATTGCTCTTAAAGATTTTTCACGAAAATTTGGAAAATTTTGGTGATTTTTCAGAAGAAGTAAAAGCAGTTATTTCTTCACCTAGTTGGTCAAAACCATTTAGACCAATTGACAAGACTAAAAAAATGTACTTGTCAACTGATGATCTTTGCATTGTCATAGAATTTGCATTTTCTTCACCTTTACGTAAGTTGATCACTGGTATCTGGAAGGAAGTTTCAGGTCTGAGTCAAATTAACTCTGGAAAAATTTATCGGGCCGACCTTACTGAAAAAAATATTGTAAAACTTTATGAAACTTTTGAACCGCATGGTTTTGAAATTGAAGAAAAAATTCACGATTTTTACAAAACCATAAAATCTTGGTCAAAAATTGAGGTCAAAAGTCAATTTTTGCTGACAAACTTTTCACATGCAAATTTTCAAAAAGCAATAACTCAAGACCTCGGCCTTGAAACGCCAATTGATCAAAACATTATTAAAGACAGAAGTATGCGATATCAGTATTTTTTAGAAAATGATGAAAATACTGAAAATTTACCGGAAAATTTGACCGAAAAAATTGCTTTTAGAAAAAGTAACAAGGTATGGATCAATAGATCAGAAACAAGCCTTGACGAAATTTTTTCAAGTCTGTTAAAATTAAAAAGATTACCAGCATTAGTTATTTTTGATCACAACGATTATAAAAGATGTTTTGAAGACCTCAAAAATCTCCACGAAAATTTAGAAAAAAATGGAATTTTTGAAGGTGTTGGAATATACTTTAGATTACCCAACGACGAACAAGGAACTCAGTTCAATAAATTTATTGCTGATCATCAATACAACGTACAGCTCGATGAAAAAACAAAAATTGTAGGTGTGCAAAACGGAAAAATTCCAAAATTTTTCCTAAAAAATGCATGGAAACCAATGAGTGTTATTTCTATTGGAAATTCTATAAAACAAACAAAAACAGCGGCGTATGCAAATTGTTGCGACTTGGTAATTTCTTATACAGACTCGCAACCGCTGATTGAAACAGGAAATTTATGGCTGTCAAATTAGTTATAAAAGACGAAGTTAATATTAAATTTGAAGGTTTACCGCTAGATGCTCGTAAAAAATTAGCTAACACCTTTAAATATGAAATTCCTTATGCACGATATCATCCTGCGTATAAGTTAGGTCGGTGGGATGGTATGGTTAGTTTATTTGGCCTCGGCGGCAACGGCTATTTGAACCAGTTAGAAACAATATTACCTATATTATCTAATCTAAATATCAGTGTTGACGAGTTAGAAGATCTTCGCTCAACATCTGCAATCTCGTTTCCAAAAATAACAGAAACATATTGGGCAGATCAAGGTAAAGTATGGCCTAAAGGTCATCAGTTTGCCGGTGAACCAATCATGTTAAGAGATTATCAAGTCGATGCAATTAATAAATTTTTAGAAAATCCGCAAAGTATACAAGAAATTGCAACAGGTGCTGGCAAAACAATTACAACCGCTACTTTAGCACAAGTTTGTGAGAAATATGGGCGTACAATCACTATTGTACCAAATAAAAGTCTTGTAGAACAAACAGAAGAAGATTTTATAAATTGCGATTTAGATGTTGGAGTCTATTACGGTGATCGCAAAGATCTTAATAAGACACATACAATTTGCACTTGGCAAAGTCTAAACATTTTAGACAAAAAATCTAAAAATCAAGAGCATGAAATCGTAACACTTGCAGAATTTCTCGACGGTGTCAAAACAGTTATTGTCGACGAAGTTCACATGGCAAAAGCCGATGTCTTGCGTAATCTTTTAACACAAAACTTATGTAATGCACCCATTCGGTGGGGGTTAACTGGAACTGTTCCAAAAGAAAAATATGAACACGAACAAATTTTTGCCAGCATTGGTCCAGTAATAGGTGGAATTAAAGCACACGAATTACAAGAGATGGGTGTGTTATCTAACTGCCATGTAAATGTAGTTCAGATGATAGATCTTCCAGAATTTAGAAGCTATGCAGAAGAATTAAAATATCTCGTGACAGACGAGAACAGAATGTTGTATATTAGTAACTTAATAAGACAAATCAGTGAATCAGGCAACACACTAGTACTCGTAAACAGAATAGACTCAGGCAAATTCCTAGTAAATGAATTAGAAGGATCAGTATTCATTTCAGGAGAAGTAAAGACAAAAGATAGGAAAGAAGAATATGAT